CAGGAAGTCTAGGTCCACCAGGAGGAAGTGCAGGACGACCAGATGCTTTAGCAACGGCACCACCGCCACTTCTGACCATTTGACTAAATGCACCAACTAAACCACCAGCACCTTTTTTTGCTAATGGTCCACCTTTATCGTCCTGAGGATCTGGTTTTTTATATACTTCTGCTAGATCTCCTTTTTTCTGCAACACAAGAGCACCACCTTTATCTGGTGGAGCACCATTCGCTTTTCCTCGCTTCAAAAGACCCCTAAGAACATCCGAGATGGTCTTAAGATGATCTCTTTCACCTCTGGTGTCTTGATATGATAGATATCCGTGTGCCATTAACGTTGCTTAGCTGCTAGTTCTTGCTGTTGTCGAACTTGATCTAGGTATTGCATGAGAAGACTGGTATATACCTGCCTTTCCCAAGGCATCATGTTTTCGATTTCACTCAAGCTATATTTATGGTGTTGCATCAAAGCAAAGTTAGTCTTATAGTACCCTTCCAAAGAATTGTGGAAGAGTGCTATCCGAAAAAAGACGTTAACCCTGAAATAGTGTATTCTGAAGGTTCTCCCGTATTGGGATTTGTGACCTTAAATGTATGTGACAGCGAAGGAGCAGTTTCAAAGAATTTCTGTAACTTCTCAAATTGATTATTAGTCAGATTTTCGACAAATTCTACGAATTCCTTCTTTTTCGTGGTAGAACTGTCATACACATCTTCACCATCATAGATTTGATCAATACAATCAGCGATAACATCAATAATAGTGTCTGCTGATGGTCCTTTACCTGCAATAGAGGATTTTACAAAAGAATCAAATCCAGGGTATTTCATAATAATACCCATTTTGTCAGAAAGCTCAATTTTAGTGTCATGTCCTTCTGGAAACTGAACCTGAACTTCTGCCAAATTCAAATTATACTTAACTTGCGTTTTTCCGTCATCTTGGCAAGTTACGTTCATTTCAATAACTTCACCAACTGAGACGGCACGGATTTGAAGGAAAATATACTCCAAATCAAAAATAGCAAGATCTTCTAGTTTAATTCGAGTTTGAATACAACCCTTCAATAGAGTTCTTACTGCTGTTTCAATTTCTTTTTCGTCTTCTGTCTCTAATGCGATTAAAAGAAGTTTTTCTTCTTTTACGACAAATGGACGATATCTGATTTTTTTCTTATTTGACGGAATTGTCAATTCATAGGTTGGTAGTGCTACCTGTGGTAATGCCATTATGTTTAGACCAGTTCATATGTATATTTAGCGCGACTTTTTGACCCAAAAATTGGCGGAAAAAATTTTCCCCCTTTTATGGAATTGAAAAGTCAATTTTCAGAGTGGTGGTGCAAAATTAGATCTTGTTTCTCTCTCAACAATCTTACCGTTGATTAGGTACTGATCAACAAATGTACCAGGACTTACCTCAACTCTACCAACAAATTTACCTAACTGTGATGTATCACCAACAATCTTTCTAATGTCTCTGTTTACAGTGTAGTGTCTTTCATATTTGAAATTGATACTACATTTTGTCAACTGAGTTGCACCATACTGCAATGGCACAGCATCAATCTGATATGGGTATGCTCTCTCTAAAATATATGTGATGGGTTCTCTTTGAATGTCACTCAGAGGACCAGCTTCGTTCTTACTAATAAAGATTGTACCAGCATAGTCATCTTTATAACGTACTCTTGTAGTTCTATTTCTAGGTCTCAAGTTTCCATATTTACCACTATCACTCTCTGATAATGGCATTTCATCACCAGTTCCATTGAACATATATGTATGCCATGCGTTCGCAAACTTAAGAGCAGTCATGTTTGCATCTAACATAAAAGTTAGATTTGTCTCGGTAAACATTCTTGTGTGAACATAATCTACGCTACCAATGCCAGTGTACAGACCATTCTGCTGACCTGTCATTGTATTGACATTAGGTAACTGACACTCTTCACACATGAATGTGAAATACTCATTCAAGTCTGCAACATCCGCAAATAGTCCAGTCGAAATAATGTATTCTTGTAGTGGTCCAGGCAAATTCATCTTTACCTGAAAACTATTACTGGTAGCAAAACCCCCGCGCTGATTAACTTTTTCAATAAATCTAGGGATGCGCTTATTAGGCAGTGCTGGATCCACGCTAAATACCTATGTTGGAACAACTATATTTATGGCGTACTCAGGGTATTTCAAACCTACTAACCCTCAGAAGTACCGTGGCAACCCGACAAACATAGTTTATAGGTCGCTATGGGAACGAAAGTTCATGGTGTTCTGTGACAACAACCCTAATATATTACAGTGGGGTAGTGAAGAGATTATTATACCATACAGAGCTCCTGATGGTAAAGTGAGAAGATACTTTCCAGACTTTTATATCAAAGTTCGTGAAAAGTCAGGAAAAGTTACTAAGTATATCATTGAAGTAAAACCCAAGAAACAAACACAACCACCGAATGACAAAAATAAACGAACTGCCTCGTATCGTAATGCCGCACTGACATACGCAAAGAACCAAACTAAATGGTCTGCTGCTCGTGAGTATTGTGAAGATAGGCAGATGAACTTCTTAATACTAACCGAGGATCATTTAGGAGTATGAAACAATGGCAACAGGATTCGCGTCTGTCCAACGCAACCAAGTCAATAAGGACCCAGGATACAAAACACTTTTTGAAAAAGTAACAGCAGCAACAGGTGGAGAGAAGAAATCTCTCTCATGGTATAGAAATGCTGTCAAACAACAGGCAAGTTCATATAGAAAGAACTTCAATAAGTATATACTGAACGAAAGAAGCGATAGAGTTGGTTCAGCAGAAGAACAAGATGCTAACGAACTCAGAAGATATGCAGTGACTGGTCACATGTATATGTTTGAATACAAGGCAAAGATGAGATGGTTGCCTTACTATGACAGATTTCCTCTTGTCTATGTCATTAAGACAGCAGGTAAGGGTGAATTCTGGGGTGCTAACCTACATTATCTACCACCAAAGAAGAGAATTATTGCAACAAAGAAGTTGATGCAGGGAAGAATAGACATTCCTAAGAGATGCTTCCATAAATATTTACACTCACATGTAGAAGGATTATATTTAGATCTCGCTGCAACTGAATGGGACACTGCCATTCTACTACCAACAGCAGATTTCGTGAAAGATGTTAATGGTATGGTCTTCCCGATAGATCAAGAAACTGTTTGGGAAGATACTAATGAACAATTCTACGATAAAATCAGAGGTCAACGTATTGTGAAAGGATACGGTACAAAACAATCAAGGGAGATGTCTAAGTAATGTTTAACCCATGGGCAGAGGGTCTTGGCGAGAGTAGCGTCACAGACATGACCATTGAAGAGGAACTAGCAAATCCCGAACAGGCGGAAAAAAATGCTGATGCAAACTATCAAAGACTTGTAGATTCAGTAAATCCTGATGTCGTAAAAATTTCTCTAAAGAATAGTGACGCTCCACAAGCATCCGTTTCTCCAAATGATGGTGCTGCGCTGAGATATCCTGTTGATCCACCTATCACAGCAGATGGTGACTTCATGTACTTTCAGTTTTATGATTACAAACCACCTTTTGCAAACAGAGCAGCTGGAAATGAAAGTATTGATGGTGGCACTGCAATAGGTAGTGTAATTGACTATAATGATGCTGCTATGTACGCAGGTAGTCAGAAGTCTAGTAGATTTAAAGACATTATTATGTACATGCCAGAAGATATCTCTACTGGTTTCAGATCTAACTGGGGTGGTAAAGCGTTTAGTAATATTGCTACCGATGCATTAAGATCAGCAGGTGCAAATGGCATGGGTAAATTAACTGGTGCTGTCACTGGTTTTGGTAATCTAATGAGTAGAGCACCTTACATTGCTGGTGCTCAGGTAATTAGAAAAGCAATCAGTGGTTTAAGTGGAGACAATTTATCTAATGATGATGTCTTTGGTGCAATCTCTGGTGCTATTCTAAACCCAAACACTGAGTTACTATTCAGTGGTGTGGACATGAGGAACTTCCAATTGAAGTTTAAATTAGTTCCTAGAAATCAAACAGAAGCAGTGCATTGTGCTTCAATCATTGCACAGTTTAAAGCAGCATCCTTACCATCTAGAATGCCAGGTAAATTATTCGGCAACAATAATACAAATGTCAAAAAGAATTTTATTGGTTTCCCAAGTTTGTGTAGAGTAGCATTCATGCATGGTACAGAAGAGCACAAACAATTACCTAGGTTTAAGATGTGTGCTCTAACTCAAGTTGATGTAGGTTACACACCTGATGGAATGTATGCCACATATGGTGACGGAACACCAGTTGCAACAGATCTAACACTCAACTTCCAGGAGACTAAGATTGTATTCTCCGAAGAGGTTGCACTCAATCCTGGTTCATCCGAGGGAGTAAGATAATGTTCTTTAGTATCGTTCCTAACATCTCATACGATGAGAAACCTATCAGTTATCCATTCTCAGATAGTTCTTTTGTAACAGCAAAGAACTTCTTCCGTAGATACAAACTGAATGATGATGCGTTCTCTTACGCTGTTCTATTCAAGAAGTATACTATCACAGATGAAGATCGTCCTGATACTCTTGCACTAGATGCATATGGTAATCAGTTCTATGATTGGGTCATCCTATTGACTAACAACCTAGTCAACGCACAGTATGACTGGCCAATGAATAACTATGAATTGTATAGAGTATTAGAAGAAGAGTATGATGATCCATACTCTGAGATCAGTCACTATGAGATCAAAGAAACTATTGGACAGTATCAAGCAGGTTTACATGTAG